GAGGGAAAGGATGTCAATCTTCCACAGACATTTGCGCTTTACCACTGTTCCGAGACAGATTGTATATCACTGATAACCGAAATAAAAAGCTCCAACGATTGAAGCGCACAATAAAACCCATAGAATCATGGCTATAGTAGCCATAAATCCATTATTGTCATGATCATTCATCTTCATCGCCTTTCAAAATCCGTAACGATTCCTTATTTCCTCGATGAGTATTTCTGGGAAATAACGCATGTTCATAGCCAAAACTGCATCATCCCAATATCTATAGACATCGATAAACCCTTTATCGTTATAAAGATGCCATAAAACACCTTCAGGCTTGCAGATGCGGTACCTCATCCTCTCCTCATTCCCAACTCTTTGATACTCCAGCGCCACGCAGTCCAGACAATAACGGCTTCCCCATGCTCGCTCACGGCTGTAAGCGTAGCGATAGCCTTAGCCTGATTGGCCCTAATGCGATACGGAGACAGATTCATAGCGGGATAAACGAATGGGTTCATCGTGGCCCCCGTCTTGCGATATCCATAGCCCTGATATCGATGGAATAATCTACGTATGGGCAGTTATCTTCTGGATGACATGGTAGGCTCTCTTCCTCACCGGAAATATGCTTAATCGCATTTACGCCGCTGGCATCCTGGACGGTGATATTAGGATTCCCTGTATGCAGGCGAAGATGTTCTGAAGATCGCTTGCAATACTCCGCGCTGCTCTCAGGCTTGCGCAGGAGCGACCGGTAGATCTTTCGAAGGCAATTCATCGTCTCACCACCTTTGGCATTAGGAAGCCATCGCCGCATTCGATGCCCGTGCGCATGTAGATGAAAGTCACGATGTCTCTCACGGCGTCTTCATATCTATCGTGGCGGCCCATAGTTACTATGGTTGGATCATCTGCTCCACGCTTCACTATGAAGTTCCATCTGTGAAGCCTCTTCTCAAGACGAATTTTCATAACTATGTTTTCCTCATTCCCACTATATCCTCGCGCAAAACGACGCATCCATCCTCAACTGATACGCGCCTTATTTCTTTAGGGCTATATTCACCCCACGATGACTCTATCTCAACATCTTTATCTGGATCGTATTTACGAAGTATCTCTATTAGTTCTTGTATCTTCATCGTTTCTTCCTCTAGATCTGAAATATGGCCCAAATAGCCCCGCAGCACATGCCAGCGATAGCCATCGTGACGAAAAAGATGAACAGCTGCTCACGCACTTTAGGCCCCATTAGACCCCTTCTTTCTTCGCCATAGCCTTGACCGCTAAATCAATCGCCTTCGCCTTTGTAACCCTGACATCCTTCTTGACTGAAAGATGGAATGCCAGCCTTTTTAGCCTATTATCCTGATCTTCTGTCATATCGACAAAAAACCGTACGTGTTTTTCCTTTGGCTTGTCCATGTCTGAATACTATATGAAATTATTATGTTGTCAAGTGAAGATTTGTCTTGACATGAAATATGAAAAGGTTCATATTAGTGTTGTTGGTGAATGGAGCTGCACAAATGATCACCGCAATCCTACTAACCGCATTCATGTCCCAAGACAAAATCGTATGGAACATCTACGACGAAGGTTATGGCGAGACGAATGCAGTCTGCCAGTACATGCCTAGCACGGAAGATGTGGTCTGCTACGCAAATCGGAACCTAGCAGACTCCGAGTATTCCGAAGTATTCCAATATGCGCTATCTCAATACGAAATGAGGACAATATGATCAGCACCTCTGATGCAATTCTGCTTGGTTCTTCAATGTATCCCGCTAACGATGGAGCATCCTGGGTGAGCAAGGATGGTTCCTGTGGATGTGCCCTTGGACGGGCCTACTTGGCCGCTGGTGGCGTCGTACCAACCGACAGGACAGTATGTGCTGCCGACATATGCGATATCTGGCCGTGGCTGAAAGCGGAAGATGTGATGAATGAGATCTCAGACATGTTCTGCGAGGTTGTGCGCGGTACAGTGACTATCGATGAGCTTGTTGACTTCGTAGCCTCACGTGAGCCTGCAGCATTGGAAGCAACCATTGAATCACCGTGGCAGAAGATGGTCCGAGGTGCATTATGACAGAGGAGCAGATACTCGATCGAATGGCTTGGAATTTAGTAGCAGTGGAAGGTGAGAAGAATTGGTTCTATCAGTTCTGGAATGCATACAACTATCTGCACATTCAAAAGGCGGTAATAGTATGACAATCTCAATGCTGAAAACTCACATAACAATTGCATTTCATCAACTTCCTGCCGGTTCTTATCTTCGCTTGGATACGCCCTATGAGGTCGATAGCTTAGATAAGCGCGATATCCACCTTCACAATGTTTTGACTGGTGAGCCTATATGCCAGTCGATCTGTTCAATGCGCCAAAACCACTTTCATCTAAGTTAGGAGTATTCATGATAATTGCAATGATCATCTTACAATTCTTCATCGCACTTCTACTTATATATGCCATGTGTCTCATCGTCCGCGACGCCTATCTATCGAGACGCCGTGATATCAATTACGCAAAGAACGTCTATACCGAACACAAAAAGCGGTCGTTGTAGGCCGCTACCAGCATTGATGAAACAGTCGATGTAAATCTTATCCGGTTATGCCAATGGGTATAGAGGAAAGAGTGACCATCAATGCTGGTAGGAGCTTACAAAAACTGGAGGAAATAACATGGCACGCAAACCCTTGGTCTATGAAACTGCTGGATTAGCTGGAGAGAAGCTTCGTTCAATCCACTTACACATGCTCGGCAAGCCTGGATGTCACATCGTCCGCGATCTTCGTGCTGAAATACTCGATGAAGCCGGAATGTCTGAAGCAGCGGAATGTATCCGCAATATGGAGGCATGATGGCATTTACCGAAGGATTTACTGATTACGAGAAAATGATGTTTTGTATAGATATGGGCTATGTTATTCCGGCAGGTGTCTATGCTAGATGTATTGCACACGAAGCAATGAAGCTTGTAAGAGAATTTGAGTTTTTGAATGAGGCATATAAATGATGAAGTTTATGATTCGCTTCGGCCTTGGCGTAGCAGGACACTATTACGACATAGCACGCGATTGCGCCCCTATGATCTTCATCGCCTGCATCGTCCTCATCCTCTTCATCGGTGCAGCCGCAATCGGTCTTGCATCGGCGGGAACAACCGAAGCTATACAGCACGTGAGCAGGTATTGATATGGAAAAGAAACTATATGAAGCAGGTCTAGCCGCCTAGAGGGCCATGACAGATGGAGGGCCATTTGATCCAGATCAATGGTCAGATGCTGTTCTAAATCTAGAAGATGCCTTGAAAAAATATGAGGAAAAGAAATGCAAATTGAAGAAGTTATCGCAATCGCCAAGACGTTGAGACCAAACTTCAGGCAAATTTCCGTTATAGATCCAGATATCTATCTGGATAATTATCGCATTGAATATGGAGAGTACGGACGAACCGTCTACTATGGTGAATCATGGCACGAGGCTCTTCTAAAAGCAGGCTGGAAAGGGTGAGATATGCCAAGTTGGGTAGAAGCAGTTAAATTAGGAGAAACCGCCGCTCGTGCCAAAGAAGAAATAGTGCGCAACAAGCTAAAACAAATGACTAACGATGAGGTCATAGAAATAGCCAAAACTCTAAAGCCTAATTTCAAAATGTTGCATGTTACGGAAGCTAAACGATACTGGCTAAGTTGGGAAGAAACTATGGTAGTCGGCAATTCATGGGAAGAAGCATTGCGCTCAGCAGGATGGAAAGGCCCCAAAGAAAAACGAGTTGAAGAGCAAGATTTATGGACTAATTTGTGATCTGGAAAGGGTGATCCATGCGCCACATAATACAAAGAGTTGACATAGACAAATCCATTCCGCAGTGGAAGATAGTTTGCACATGCGGCTATGAATCATTAGGTGCAACTGAGGAAGAAGCTAAGCTAGAAAATCGATATCACAAAGTGTATGGACTTGAGCGGAAAGGGTGAGACGAAAATGACGAAGCATACCGAAAATCAGCTACTGAATTGTATATGGAAGGTTCATAACTGGTTCGGTTATGGAAGCCAGCGCTATTGTGTTGTATGCGGACTAATCGACGCGGAGTGCAAGAAATGACGATCCAAGAAGCTCTACGCAATGCTATGACGATTGATGCTCCTGGTGATTCAATTATCATTGCTAGAAATAACGACGATGAATATGTATTGCGCGAGTTTGCATCCGGAAATACCTTCCTGAACATAGAAGATTTACTAGCCGACGATTGGTTTGTCGAGGTGCAGAGATGATAAGTTATTGTCGCCACTGTGGCCGATTTTGCGAGACATCCAATAGCGTTCTCTCTATGGGCAATGACTATTGGGTGCATATCGGATCTGGGCTGAGTGTTTGTGCATGGCCTATTGAGATGCCTGCCGATCAGGATACGTTCGCTGCGCCGATATCGCAGCCGCTATTCAGCCCTATTGATGGTGCGCCGCTGATATGGAAGGCAAACTAATGACTGGAATAACAAAAATGATCATTCGCAAGGAAGATGAATGGTGGGTTCTTAGATGGGATGACACGATAGGCCATTTTAGGAGTTGGGTCCAGATGCGTAAATGGTGGAAAGATAATCACGAGAAGCTAGAACGTTGGTAGTATAGATCTACGAACCAACCATGCTGTTGTGATTCGTTACGAAGGCCCCCGATATTTGAGGGCCTTTAGCCTTGTCAGTCAATACCCTTAAGATAGGTCTTGAATGCAATGGCCTGCGCAGCGTCTTCCTTAGTTATGAAATAGCCCACATGTGTCAGCGTGCCATCGGACCGGAAGCGCGCTCTCCACTTACGGAATCCTTTACCTTTGCTCACTCCATTGAACCCACTCTTATTGCTGGGGAACATCTTGTGATTCGATGCCCGTGTTGGAGCCATAGCCATGCGTAGAGATGTCGGTGACAGGATGTACTGGTGTTGTGCCCTATAAACCATTCCGATGCTGCAGAGGTATTCTAGCGTCCATTTCAGGCTGTCCTTGTCTTCGACCAATGATGTCCACTTCTTCAAATGAATGCGGCGGTCGCCCGACATGATGAGCATTCCTAAGAGCTGTCCTGGTCCCATTAGTTCAACTCCGGTGCAATCTCATACAGCTTGCTATATACGGCTCTCATAAATAGCATTACTGCACGCCATGATCCATCTTCGATCTTGCTCACCCTAATCAATCGTTCCATCTCTACGATGCAAGCTTCTATCTGCTGATAATCATTCGTATATGTATCCATCAGCGATCCTCTTTCACAAATACACTCCATGCCTTATTAGTTTGTACTGCATCCCAGAGAGGCTCATATTCCCTCGCAAAACGGCAGTAATCTCGGTACCAAAGCCCATGAGCCTTGTTTCCGAATTCGTCGACCTTCACAGTTGGGGAACTCATGCCTGCACCGCCTTTACCACAACAATGCGTTCAACAACCTTCGGCAGTTCGGTACGCCTAACTTCCTGCAATTCTATCAACTGTCTCTTTGTCATTGATCTCCTCCATCAGGCTAATCGTTTGGTCGATGCAATCTTGCGCATATGATTCCCGCCAGTTATTCAGGCTAAGACAAAGATTCTCTGCGTCGTTCCCATCACTGCTTGTAAAAGTCCTAATAACCAATGGAACTGTCGTATCTGTATCATTTTCAATACAAACGATCTTTCCCCATTCTCCCTTTCGCACATATGCTTTACCTTGCAGCTTCATCCGCTTTCTCCTTTTCGATCTCTCTTCGTAAATTCGCTAGCCATCGCGCTTGCTTGACTTCTATCGGTTCCAGCCATTCAGGATCAACTGGCCGTAGCCACCATGCGACTTCGTTTGTCATTTTCATCCTCCACATATTCCTCGATCAGGTCTTGTATCTCTAGAACCAAGTTTTCCGGCATGCCTTCTTCTGCGAGGGCTTCCACTCTATGCTTCAAATACTGCATCATTTGTCGTGTCATGCTTCCTCCTTTTGAACTCGTCGGGCCGTGGTGCTAGCCCCATTGTTGCGCCATAGCATCAGCGATTCCTTGATAAGTAATAGAACGCCGTTGCGCCCGTGTAAGACCATTCTTGATGCCGGGCGATTCATGGTGAACCCGTGGAACCCTTCCATCAACAACATTCGTCGGTGCAAGCTTGGGAAGATTCTTCAGCCATAAGCAGGTTGCCTTAGTCTCTCCTTCTCCGAACATCCAAGGCTGCACGATCTGATCTGGCTTACGATAAGCAGTGCTCATAAGACCTATAGGATTCTCTATAGCGATCTTACTTATTGGAGACTCCACCAATCTCATGAACAACCATTCTGCGAGTGCCTGTTCATATAACTTATCCTTCCACCATCTGGCACCACTTACGGCGAGATATGTACATGGGGGATGGGATATCATCAAATCCCATCCCTGATTGACAAGTTTCAATACATCGCCTTGAAAATGATGCAAGGGGCTGTCTATTGCAGGTACTAGATCGCAACTCCACGCATCATGTCCTTGCCTGCGGAATGCTTCTCTCACTACACCGCTCATCTCACACGCGACTAAGACTTTCAATTAGCTTCTCCTCTTGAATGTAAGTGTTGTGTCGTCGTATCGAACCGCTACTGGACCGACCATTCCTTCTCGCGCTTTACCCACAATGATTTCGTCTTCGTAAGTATCCTCTCCAGTCTTCGTATCCTTGGGGCGATAGACCAAATGAACATTGTGAGCATCCTGTTCAAGGTTTCCAGACTCCCGAAGATCGCGCATAGTCGGTCGACGGTTCATATCACCATCACGCCTGGTAAGCTGACTGGCCGCTATCACGGGTATGTTGTGAATCTTGGCTATATCACGAAGAGCCGCCGATGCTTGATTGATCGCCTCCCGCTCCGTCTTACCTTGTCCGGCAATGATCTGCACGAAGTCCACATAGAGGATCTGAACACCATCGTTCTCTACCATGCGCCGAGCGATAGAACGAATCTCATGGGGACGGAGATAGGATTGATCGCAAGCGAAGACTGGCAGATTCCCAAGATCGATGATGCGATCAAGTGCGAATCGGAAGTCCATCTCATTCATCAGTTTAGGGTCTCGGATGAGGTGAGGCTTCAATTTGCTATGAAGAATAGCCAAGCGCCGGAGGATCGCCGAGGTGCGCATCTCCAACGAGATAATGCCGCACTTAGTTCCAGTCGAAGATGCAGCATAGCAGGAACCAATGATCTCCGACGTCTTACCTTGCCCTGGCGCAGCTCCGATGTAGGTCAGCTCTCCATCATGGTAACCACCCGTAACCTCGTCCAAGGGTTCTACTCCGGTCGTGATACCGAGCAGATCCTGTTTCCGGTTCCGCTGTGTCCTCATTGTCTCGGTCAGCGCAATCACGTGGTCGCAGATCGGTGAGTAGTTCGATGGAGAAGAGCCAGCTTCGATACGTCCAAGCTTGGATGCGAATTCGGCGATCAGATCACCGGCAATCTCGGATTCATCGATGCATCGCTTCCCTATTTCCTCTGCCAAACTCATCATGCTGCGGAGAACAGACTTGTCCTTGACGATGCGTATGTAGTTCCCCATTGCAAGATAACGGGGTAATGATTCAGTAAGATGGGAAATATATTCCATCCCGCCGATGGCTTGCAATTCTCCACGCTTTCGGAGGTAGTTCGAGACGGTGACCAGATCAACGGGCGTCCCTGCATCGAAAAGCGACAGAATGGCACCGT